CTGCAAGTTCCTGTCTTTCTTTTCCCTTAATGGCAAAGTCGATGACTGCACATCGGGAATGGAGGGGATCAACGATCTTATTTTTGTAGTTACAAGTGAAGATGAATCGACAGTTGCCAATAAACTCCTCAGTAAACGCCCGTAAGGCAAGTTGTACATCAGGGGTTGTGTTATCTGCTTCGTCAATGATGATGACTTTGTGTTTAGCAGTTGACGAAAGCGATACGGTCGAAGCGAAATTCTTCGCATTGTTTCTGACAGTATCAAGGAATCTCCCTTCATCGGATCCATTGATGACATAAACATCTACTCCTAATTGGTTACAAAGTGCTTTAGCTACAGTGGTTTTACCACATCCAGGTGGTCCCGATAACAAAAGATTTGGAACCTCACCTTTATCTAGGAAATCAATAAAGGTCTTCTTGATGTTATCAGGAAGAATACAATCATCAATAGTCTGGGGGCGATACTTCTCCACCCAGACAAACTCATTACGACTCATACAAACTGCCTCAGTTTTGTCAAAATAATCTTGTAGGCTTCTACTATATCACCTTCTCCCTTACGGAACAAGTCTTTATCAAATCTTTCTCCTTGTCCCTTACTCCATAACCTCATGTTATCTGGTGAGAGTTCATCAGCAACATAGAGATCACCATGAGCATCATACCCAAACTCTAGTTTAAAGTCAACTAAGTCAACACCACACATCAAGAAGAGTTGTTGAAGTAATCCGTTAATTTCAAGTGTTTTCTCAATCAATGGTTCTGTATTGATACCCATCAACCTCACACGATCTGGTGTGAGTAAGGGATCATTCTTAGTATCATCTTTAAGGAAGAACTCAACAATTGGAGGTTGAACCATTACACCCTCAGTGAGGTTTGTGGTTCTTACGATAGAACCAGCTGCGATGTTCCTACAGATAACTTCTACAGGAACAATCTCCAGTTTCTTACATCTCATAGTATCCAGTGAAGGACAATCAATAAAGTGTGTTCTGATTGAACTACTCTCTAGATACTCAAACAACATTGCTGACATAAGACAACAGATAGTACCCTTTCCTTTTGGGTAATCAATCATCTGACCATTTCCAGCAGTTACACAATCTTCATACTGAATCAACACCTCCTGATGATCATCCGTTGAATAAACTGTTTTTACTTTTCCTTTTAAAATTTCAGTCATACCCACTCAGGTTTACGGTTTGGAATACGAAGGTAGTTGTCAGATACCCACGGTTTAGAACCTATGTACATCTTGTATGCATCAAAGGTTGAGATACTAGTATCTAATTTGAACTCATCAGGCATAGCTCTAACGAACGGTGTGGTATCTTTACCAGACCGTCCTGTAGGGTCTCCTGTGGGTAGGATGATACGAGCTTCTTCTAGTGGTTGTAAGCAGGTGTGTTCCTTGCCATAACGGTTCTTGTACTCACTACAGAGAGCAATACCGTGGTGAAGGAGCCACTGCCAGTTCATCACAAAAGAGTTAGCCCACACAGTACAGGGATGGTTACGGAATGCACCTTTCTCTGTCCTGTATGGTTTACCATCTTGACGATGGAGTTGACCAAACCCATGTCCCCATTTGTCAGAACAGACAATAGCCAACATCTGACAAGTCTCAAGTGGCATCTTGACAATATGTTTATCAGGAAGAACTTGAGCAGACTTGATAGGGTCGGGGTCAGTAACAAAGATGTTCATTCTAGAGGTCTTTTAAATTCATGAGAAACGATGTCGGTTGCCTTCAATTGTTCCTTCATATATTCTACACCAATTTCTGGCATAGTGTCATCTCCACAAGTAAATACGTCACATACTGCCATTTTATTTTCGGGCCAAGTATGAATACTAATATGACTCTCAGAGATCATAGCAAATCCAGTTACACCTTGAGGATCAAATTTATGAACATTTAGATCTAGAAGATTTGCTTTACATTCTTTGACTGTTTTGTATAAGAGCATACGAATATACTCTTTATCGTTTAACAAATCGAATGGACATCCTTTCAAAGTGAAAAGAATATGTTTCATCAAGAAGAATAAGTAGAGTCTGGTTCCAATGCGATGTAGTATACCACATCGATATTCTGGTTGGTGAACTTGGAGAGAAGTTTGGAAGAAACTACAACATCATAGTTACCAGGAACAATCTTCAGATTCTCTTCTTTGAAGTTGAATGTAAACTCATCTTCAGTTTCACCAACAACAATCTCAAAATTGTTTGATGTGTCGTTCTTCTTATCTCGTGCAACCAGTTTGATTACACCAGCCTCACCAATTACAGATACATCAGGGAGTTGATACACAGAAGATGCTTTCTTCAATTTCTCCAGTTGTTGTGATGTAAGTTCAAACTTAACATCCTCAGAAGGAAGAGTAATCTCTTTCTCGGGAGGTGCAACAATAACAGAAGGATCTGCGAAGAAATACTTACTCCTCATACGACCTTCCTTAATCAGAACATATTCCTGATTATCAAAGTTTAGTTCAGCGTTAACGTGAAGAGAAAGACCATTTAAGAACTGGTTTAGATCATAGATACCAAAGTCCCGCGGGAACTCCTCAGATACATTTGCTTCAACCAGGATGTTCTTCATTACTGAGATAGTACGAAGTTTAGTTCCTTCCTTGAATAGGATAGATTGATTGATAGAACTAAAGTTCTTGAGAAGATTAACGGTCGATTCAGAAAGTTTCATTGTCATTGAGGATAAGTTTCTCGTTGTGCGTTTTTGTCGTTGAAGTGTAATAGAAGGACAGCGTAATGCAGAATCTTCATGATGTCACGTCGTGCTGTGCCTTTCTTATCGTATCGAGAGGCATACTTTAGAATGTTGGATCGACAGAATGATTCACCGTCACCACAGGCTTCAATGAGATCAAGTGTCTGTACATTATCAGTACCAGCAGAATAATGTTGGTTATATGTACCAGAAATATAATCGGACAACTCTTTGAGGATCTTCTCCTCATCATACTTCCACCTAGTCTTTGTTGTTTGGAAATCAGGGATACTATTTGGAATCTCTGTGGTATAGGCGATTGATGGGTTTACGAAAGAGATACGATCCTCACCCATTCCTCCTTTAATACCATCCTCAATCCAGAAATCTTTAGGATCTCCTTCTTTAATGTTTTTACTCATGTCAAGTTCCTCATAAAGTAGCGACCATGCGTTCATAACTTAGTATATCAGAATGTGGGATTTTCTTCAACATACATTTTATCCTCTAGTTCATTCATTTCGAATTCGGCATCAACCTTGTCATAAAGTTCGATGAAGGATTGTTTGGTCTCATCATCAAAACGATTGAGACAAACTCCAATAGCCTTAGTCTTATCTTCGAAGATCGAATATGCTTTGACGATATGGACCAAACGACGAGTGCTGATAATCTCATCAATACCACCTTCATTGAAGGTCTTACGAATGATATCAGCCCAATCAGCTAAGTGCTTACAGAACTTCTTATCATCACACAAGTGACTGAGGATCTTAATTTCTACCACAGGGGTAGGATAATCTTGTTCAAATGTTACACAGAACCTCTCAAGGAAAGCTTCGTTTAGGACATTGGTGCCAATAAACCTACCATCCTCAGAACCTTTGCCCTTGGTGTTTGCTGTCGCGATAACAGTGAATCCATCTTTGGGTTGAACAAACTTACCAATCTTCTTGAGGAATACACCCTTACCTTCCAGAATAGATTGAAGACACAGGATCTTATTGGATGCTAGATCAACTTCATCTAAAAGTAATACTGCTCCACGTTGAAGAGCTTCGATGACTGGACCGTTATGCCAAACAGTTTCGCCATTAATAAGACGAAAGCCACCAATAAGATCATCTTCGTCAGTCTCGATAGTAATGTTGACACGAATCAGTTCTCTCTTAAGTGTCGCACAAACCTGTTCAACACCCAACGTCTTACCGTTGCCCGAAAGACCCGTAATGAACGTAGGGTAAAATAAACCGGACTTAATAATCTTCTTAATATCAGTGAAGTTACCAAACTGGACGAAAGTATCATCTTTTGTTGGGACTAGATCTTGTTCGATGTGGTTTTCTACTGATGGTGCTGTATATGTTTCTTCTAATTCTTCTTTGATTTCTTGAACAGTAAGTTCCCACTTACCACGACCTGATTTATAGTCGGAAAGTTTTTTAGTTACAGTTGGATAAGAACAACCATTCATTGCACACCAGGCTCTAATATCACCAGTGGTTACGGATTCACCGTAAAGTGATTGAAGGGATGAAACAACGTATTCGGTAGACAGAGACATGATAA